GAGGCTGGCACAGAAGAAGAGCGCATTAGGGCTGAAGTCACCATCTCCCAACTAGAGGCCCGTCAGGCCATCCTACTAGCTGAACAAGGCTTCTGGGTGACCCGGTGGATTCGCCCCCTGTTCGCCCTCCCTTTTATCCTTTATAACTTCAAGGTTATTGTCTGGGATAAGGTTCTTGGGTGGGGGGTTACTGATGACTTATCAAGCTCTTACTGGCAACTACAGATGGTAATTTTCGGGGCATACTTCTTGACCCGGGGGTTCGAAAAGCGCAAAGAATAAATACTTGCAGATAATGATATAGAGGACAGGACATCTCCAGGTGTTCTGACAGTCCTCACCATGGGGTTAGCTCTTCGGGGCTAACTCCTTTAACTTCTTGAAGAATAAATACTTGCAGATAATGAGGGAGCAGCCCTCCCTTGGGTTCTTTTAATATATCTTTAAGATGTATCTAAAGGTATCTTTAAAGAACTATATTTTTATTATTGTTTATTAAAAACATAAACTAAAGGAAAGGTAAGCTATGAGTAAGCTAAGGAAACCTTCTAAAGCTGTTAAGAAGTCAGTAGCTGACCCCTCTGACTCCTACCACAGTCTAAAACCGCTATGGAAGCGCTCTAGGGCTATACTCAATGGGCAAGCCCATAGTAAAGCCCATGATGAGTACCTCGATGCTGGTGGTTATACTAACCTACTAATTCCGTTCTCCCCTTCTATGACTCAACCACAATTTGAGTTCTATAAAGCAGAGGCAGAACTTCCAGGACTAACAGCACAGTACTGTAAGGTACTTATTAGTGCTCTCCTGCGTAAGAAATCTCTACTAGAACTTCCCGAGGGTACCCCCGAAGAAGTTAATGAGTGGATTGAAAAGGATTTCACACTAGACGGACAATCACTATTCAACTTCCTTGATGCCTCTATTTGGGAAGAACTCCAAACATCTCGGTGTTGGGTATATGTTGATTATCCTTCTCTATCAGATGCTGACTTAGAAAACATGACTCTAGAAGAGCGTGCTTCTATCTCACCGTATCCTGTTATTCTGAAAGCGGAGAATGTTGTTAACGTTCAAATTCGTATTCACCCCATAACTCGTGTTCGGGCTCTCTCTCGTTTTGTAACCCGTTATATTTCTGAAGAGTATACCGAAGAGAACCCTTGGCACCCTAACTATGTTGATACTGTTGCTGACCACTACTTAGATGGTGAAGGTTACTTGGTTATTGACTACTACCGTAAGAAAGACCTTACCGGAGATGTAGAAGTAGTTAATGGTGATGTTACACAAGAATACCTTGATTCTCAGTACACCGACATGGGGTATGAGAAGTATAGCACCGTGTACCCGAAGATGTGGGGCGAGCGTCTGAACCGAATCCCGGGCTGGCCGCTTAACGGTCAGATTGAGCCGATTGAGCCCGTCCTCATGCCTCTCATTGACAGAGAGGTAGCACTCTACAACAAGGTGTCCCGTCGTAACCACCTACTATACGGTGCAGCAACCTACACACCTGTGGTACAGTCTGACATGACTGACGAAGAGTTTGAGGAGATTGTTAACGCAGGCCTCGGCACTTGGCTTCGTGTCCGTAAAGATGAGAGTATTAGCGTCCTAGAGACCCCTACCTCAGCTTTGGCGGATATGGACCGAGCAATTCAATCCACAGTTGAAGAGATGGCCAAGATGGGTATCCGTATGTTGTCCCCTGAGCAGGCGGCTTCTGGTGTTGCACTAGAAATCCGCAACGCTTCTCAGACTGCACAACTCGGAACCTTGAATGCTAAAATCTCTAGCACTATGGAAGAGGTAATTGCCTTTATGATTAACTGGAAGTACAATGCAGACCTTAGCGGTAATGACATTAAGTTCCAGCTTTCTTCTGACTTCTCTGCCCTTGTTGGTGGTGAAGGGGCTATGCGCCTAGTTTCAGAATGGTACCAAAGTGGTATTATTTCTCGTGAAACCTTTGTAAGTATTGCTAAATACAATGACTTCCTACCTATGAACTACGATGACGAGGCTGCTATTCAGCAGATTCAAACAGACCCTCTCATCAATCAGACCCCTGATGATAGCGTAGAAGTACTTTAACTGGGGTGGCCTTCGGGCCACTCCCACCTCCCGCTAACTACTCAGGAGAGTACTAGATGGCTACTTTAAATGACAGACTATATGACCGTATCGTTGAGCACATGACAGATGTAAGACTCTACGAGGAAGGTCAACAAATCCTACAGCGCCGTATTATACGTCGTCACCGTGAACGCCTCAGCGGACTTCTCAAGAAGAACATCCGAGCTGACGTCACCCCAGAGGTTAACCGCTTCGCTAAAGAATTAAATAGCTCTGTTACTAACAGTGTAACCGAGTTCTCGACTTCTCAGATTGACTTTCATACAGACAATCTCTATAAGGAAGTAAAATCTTTCTATAAAGTAAATAAACCACGTACAAAAGAACTCCTTGCGGAGATTACTGGGCCGGGTATGAAGGGCAATCCTTCTCTTTCTGGTAATATTAAGAACATCTCTTCTGGTGAGCTTGTGCGTATTCAGTCTAAGGTAAAAGCCGGACTTGCCGAAGGGCTTACCCCAAAGGCTATTATCTCTGACGTTTTAAAGACAACAAAACTTACTGAGCATCAGGCCTCTTCAATTACCCGAACAGCTATCACTGCTACACAAACAGCAGCGCTTAACAAGGTAATTCAAGACAACAAGGATGTTATTAAGGGTTACATGTTTACTGCTATCTTGGATAGCCGGACAAGCCCAATCTGTACCCATCACAACGGCAAGGTCTATGACATAACTGACAAACGGTTTATGCCACCCTTGCACTGGCGCTGTCGTTCTAGCTTGGTTCCTGTTCTAAAGAGCAAGGAAGAACTCGCTGCGACTGACTCCGCCCGTATCAAGAAGACGGAAGTCAAGAAGCTTGATGAGTCTAAGGTTAACGGAGTCTCCCCTAAGCGTGAGTCTTTCGGAGATTGGCTCAAGCGACAATCCTTGGCAGTTCAATCTAAGATGCTTGGTGGAGAAGATAAGGCTAACCTCTTTAGGACTGGCCAACTAACTGCGGACCAGTTTGTAACACCTAAAGGCACTGTTCTTTCTATTCAAGCCCTGAGGGCTCGTGCGGCAAGTATTACTTCAGTGTATCGTCCTCGTCAGGTAGTAAAAGATAGTAACCTTCAAGTTAACGTAAAGAACCCAAATAGTTTGCTTAACAATCCCAAACACCAAGTTGACCTTGAAAGGCTCTTCATTTCTGATGCAGAGGACTGGAACTCTTCCTTTGCTCTCACAGACTTTAAAGGTACTAGCCTTGTTGGTAAACAAGCCTCCCGTAGGCGTATTGGTAATGAGTTTGATGAGCGTAACTTTGTAACTGACCGTGTAACTGGTGAGGTTCGGAATACCCTTCTCTATGAAGCAGACTATAACCTCTTTCAAGAACGTCTAGACTTTATGAAGGGTGCTAAAGACCTAACAAGAGAACAAAAAGACTTTATTGAAGGGCTGGCTATTAAGCTCACCGACAAAGTCTCTGTAAACCAGCAAAGTGTTACTGTAGAAAACCTACGGGTAAACTTCCAACGATTTAATAACACAAAAGAACCTTGGGGTGACTTCACTTCAGTTGTTCGTTCAGAGAACCGCTTTGCTGTTCAGAACGTATCCCGACTCCTTGACGTACGCTCTCGCAAGCGGGCTGAACTCTTTGGCGGGTTTGTAAGCACCGGTGATTCACCTAAAATGCAAATCATGGGGAAGTACTACAAGGTCTCAGAGTTGGTTGATGACCAGCTCGCTACACAGCGGTTTATTGATAACTGGCGGGCTACCGAGGGTACCCGGCTAGCTAAGAAAGTTTACTACTCTGGCCGGGCCCCGATGAATGCTTATACACAAGCTATTATCCGTAAATATCCTGACAAGGCTAAGCTGATTGATAAGATGCTTGACAATGTTGTCCCCTTCCGTGAGCAGTATAAAGCTTATGTCAAGTGGAAGAACAAACCACCAAGTGATGATTGGATTACAAAACAAATTTCTAAGATGCGGGAAGGCGTACGGCAGGTTTATGACCTTGAATGGCTCTTTGCGAAGCAAAAACCAACTTCAAAGTTCATGGATGATAAAGTACTCCATACCACAACCAAGGCTCTTAAGCTAGTAGCTTCAGGTCGTGCAACAGACTACGATGCACTTTCCATTAACCTTGGCAAGATGTATCATAAAGACTTGGGGGACTTAAACCCTTTCGCAACTTACACACTACAAGACTACCATAAAGAAGGCGCAAAGATTCTTGAGTTCATGAAAGAACAGAACCTCATTCAGGTTAGCTTCCGTGGGAAGACCCGCCGAGGTGTCTGGGATGTAGATACAGGTCGCTCCTCTGGGGGTTGGGCTGATACTATTACTCGTGAAGTTAAAGTAATTGATAAGACTCTTTTGAAGCTTCAAGAGGCCGAACTTAAGTCTATTTATGCAAGACGCTTTGGCGTAGTTAATGACCGTGACAGGCTGTATGTAAAAGCAGGTAACAAAGAGTTCTTTGATGCCCGTGGAAACAAAACAGGTATCCCAATTATTTCTGCGGATAAGTACCCGGACTATGACCCTAAGCAGATTGACACAGAGATGGCTCAGATGATGAACCATGTTACTTCTGTTAAGTATGAAGTAGATGACGAGTTCTTTGACTTTATGGACGATGTTGTACGCTTTAGAGACCCTCGTGGTAACACTAAGTACTACGATGAACTCAACGAGTTCCGTCATGATATCATTAATCGGGGTGAACAAGGCTATGGCCTAATGTCCACTGCGAAGTATCACAGACAACGAGGTAAACCCTTCACTACTCACGTTTACATTGACTCCCGTGGTCGTGTTTACCATCGTGGTTACTTAACCCCGACAGGTGGTGAGATGGTTCGTCCTTTCCTGAACTCTAGTAAAGCTAGTGCAGTGAATGCAGAAGCAGTAAGAGAACTCCGTATTCAGATTGGTGCGATGATTGGCCCCGGTACTGAAGCTCTAACCCAGGCAGGTCGTCTGGAAATCCTTAAAAGGAACGAGTCTCGGATTCTTGAGTTAGCATCTTTGCTACAGTCTAAAACACAACGTGACCGTCGTATTCGGGAGTTCTTAGAACACCCTCTTATCAAGGGCCTCGAAGGTGCTGAAGTTCCCAAGATGGCTCGCTTTGTTCTTGAATATAAGCGCATCCATGACCATGTTGGTGGTGACTTCAGTAATACTAGACTGCTGGGCACTTACAAGACTAAGTTAATGATTGAAAATGACGCCTCTTCTAGTGGTGCTCAGATTATTAGTTTGTCAACAGGTGACCGCCCGATTGCTGAGGCTTCTAACGTTGTTGCTACAACAAAGAAGAACCGCCTCTATGACCTTGTTGCTCAGGATACAGTTAATGACCCTGAGTTCCTGAAGATTCCAGCGCTACGTAATGCTGGTTTGACTTGGGAAGATTTGGCCAAGGGCGCTAAAGCTCAGAACATAAATGTTATTGTGTTCTTTAAACCCCGTGAATTGCTGGAAACTCTTACCGCGTAATGGCGAAGACAATCAGCAGCGAAGCTTAGGTATGTAAATATCTTTGAACGTTCAACGACTATCCGAAAGGAGTACATCTAAATGTCAGATGGAAGCGCGGGGAACCTGCCGTTATATTACGAAGCCAAAAACCCTTCTGTTGTTAAAACACTTAAACAATGGAAAAAGGTTGGCTACAGCAACCCTGAATGGGCTGTAGTTATTGGTAAGTTAAAGCAGGTTATGATATAGTCTGAACTATATGGAAACATATAGCAGTTCTTTTTTAAGAACGGGTAAGGATTGACTACCTTACTGAACATATGGGTAACATTCTACGGTAGTTTCCCCA